ATGTCCCGGTCGATCTGCTGCGCGCGCGGGACATCGACCGGGACATAGTTCTGCAGCGGGACATATTCGCGCCCGGTGCCGCGCATGTAGTCTTCCGCCGCCTCTCGCACGGCGCGGCTCGGGCCTGGGATGAACGGCTCGCCGCCGACCTGTAGCGGCGCTTGCGGCAAGCCCTTGATCGGCGCTTGGCCGCCGGCTGCTTTCAGCATGCGGCGCTGCGCGATGCGCTCGCCGAGCGTGAGCAGCGTATTAAGGGGATTTGGCACGGCGGCGTCCGATCGGTGTCATCCGCATCAGCGGGGCATCGAAAGTGAAAGGCTTGGAGGAGGCGATTTGCTTCGGATTGTATTTCAGGCCGCTGATGAGCTTCGTCCAATCGAAGCCGGCCTCTTCAGGAGGCCGCACAAGCTCTGCCGGGTTGGTCGTGGCACCTTGAGCCACCCTGGCGGGATTAACGTATCCAGCGCCTCCTGGCAGGCCGGGGGCGGCGCTCACAGTGGTGTTCCAGCCACCGGAGGTGAGATCGGTGGCGTCCATGCCGAGCGGTGCGCCGGGGCCGACGCCGACCGGCGTCACGGCCGGCCCGGTGTAGCCCATGGCGCGCGCGAACGGCAGATCCTGGCGCTCGACGCCGCCGCGCTCCGGGTTGCTGCCGGTGCCGATCGAGCCGGTCTGCGGGCCGCCGGCAAAGCCGACCGGACGGCCGGTCCTGGGGTCGTTGCTGGCGTTGCCGGTGGCAAAGTTCGCCGGGTTGGCTCCAGCGAACAGCGCCGGATCGCTGGCGTAATTGCCGACCGCGCCGCGATAGCCGGTCGTGGTCGACGGGAAGTATGCCGGGTTGGTGAGCGTGTAGTCGAGCGGCTCGCCCCTGGCGGCGGCACGATCGAACACCAGGGCGTCGTACCATGCGCGCTTTTCGGGCGCGGCCTGCGGGCCGATCTCTGCGGAGCGATTGCGCGCGAGTGTTGCTGCCAGCCCCGGATAGTCTTCCAGGGCACGCTGCATGCGCTCGCGCACCAGTGCGAGGTTGGGCGCATCGCGCGCCTGGATGGGCAGGCCTCCTGGCGAGCCGCGTCCTGGCCCGGTGACGCTGCGCGGGCCGAATGCGCCGATATAGGGTGCGGTGGGTTCGGGATCGCCCAGGTTACCGAGCACCTTGAACATCGGAGGCGGCGGGAACGTGCCGGCGGCGGTGCCGAGAAGATTTGCGTTGTTGTCGAAGCCCAGCTGCTTCAGCGTCGGCATCAGCCTTGCCTCGGAAACGGAATGATCTGTGCCGGCGGTCTGATCTGTGATGGGCGCGGGTTATACGGTTGATTTCCCTGCCTCCTGATTGTCTCAAGCATTCGCTGCACATAATCGTACTGATCGCCCCACGGTCCCGGCACGACATCGCCGGCCAGCTGCTGCAATGTCGGCCTGGGCGCTTGCGTTTGGATAAAACCGTATGGCCATGTCCGCTGGCCTGGGATGATCCCTTCCGGCGTATCGCGCAGCATCTGCTCTTCGAACAGGCGGCGCAGCTGCTCCTTGGCCTCGGGTGGCACATCGGGACGCGGCGTGTCGTATGGGCCGAAGCGTTGATCGAACGTTGCCGGCGGCATGTCCTGATAACGCTGCCCGAGCGACGCGAGCGTCGCGTGATAGCGCGGGTCCATCAGAATTGCCTGCGGAACGTGGCGCGGAAATCATGCATGGTTGGCTCGTAGGGGCTGACATTGCGCTGCTGTCCGTACTGCAGCTGCAGATCGTTGCTGAGGAACGGCAGCGTGACGCCGCCCTGCGCATACGGGATGTTGTGCAGCGGGTGTTGCGTCTGCAGATCGAACGTCATTTGCGGCAGCTGCGGCGGCGCGAAGCCATACGGGTCCGGCGGCGCGAAGCTCTGGTAAGGATCAACCGGCGTGTCGCCGAGCGTTGCGAGCGTGTTCTGCTTTTGCGGCATCACTCATACCATCCGCTGAACGTGCCGTAGAGCCACAGCGTCACGACGAACGCGATCAGCGCGGCGAGCGCCGCGAACGCGACCTTGGTTTGACGGTCCATCATTGCTTCCGCTGTGCTATCGCCAGAGTGGGACGTGTATGCCACCGACCGCTCCCAGTAATGTCAGGATCACCCACAGCACGATGAACACCAGCACGACGACCAGCAGCACGTAGATGATCTTGCGGAACGGCTCGGGCAGCGGCAGCAGCGGCAGCAGCTGCTGGATCGCCCACCAGATGACACCGACGACGATGAGGGTGATGATGATCGAGATCAGCGTGCCGATCATGTGATCCTCCTATGCCGCCTGCCAGGAGCCGCCGGGTGGCAGGCGCACGCGCTTCACCGGCTCGGTGTCGGCGTAGCGCAGCATCATCAGGGCGTAGCGTGTGGCGGCCATCAGGTCGTCAAATTCCTTCACGACCTTGCCATCCTTGCGATGGTACAGCCTGAACTCCTCGAACCACTCGTTGAGATGCGCGAACACCTTCAATTTTCCGGTCTGCATGCGGCCGAGCATCTCCATCAGGCCGGCCTCGACGCCGGAACCGCCGTCCACGAAGGTTGCGCGCTCGGGCAGCATGTTGAGATGCTGATTTCGGTATTGCGTGGCGAGTTCGTCGCCTGATCCCTTGTCGGCCTGCAGACCATCGTGCGGCCACGCGATCGGCACCCACTCGTTGCCCCATCCCCGGATGGCGGCGGCGTGCAAAACCGGCGTTGCCTGTCGTTGCTTGTGACATTTGACGACGTAGATCACGTCTTCGTCGCGATCATGCACCAATTCGACGCAAGCGAACGGGTGATCCCAGCCGAAATCCAATCCGCGAATGCGCGCGAACTGTTTGGGAAAAATTCTCGCCGGAATTGCGATGTCCTCGTCGGCAATCGGGAAAATTCGGCCGCTGCCGAGCGTCGGAATGCCCTTGGCGCGGGCATCGCGTTCGTGGGCGGGAAATCCGGCGATGATTTTAGCGCGCTGCTCATCGGTGTAGTGCGGCGCATCGTCAATTGTCATGGTGACGAGGGCGCGATCGGGCGACGGCTCCAATAAAAACCGCCGGCAGACCTCGGACATGCCGAGCAGCGGTGTGAAAGTCGAAAACACCATGCCGCCGGTCGACGACACGCGGGTCAAGCCTTCGGAATAGATGTCGAGCGGCGGTTCTTCATCGAACCAGACCCAGTTGACCGTGTCGGCCTGCCATTTTCCGCGTCCCTGGTCGTAGGATTTGAAGTTGAGCGAGCTATGTTCGACCTGAACGTCGCCGCCGCCGCCCCATTCGACCAGTATGCCGTCGAGGGCGTCGCTGACGCCGTTGCGCCGGGTCCAGTTCTTGAGCGTATCGCGCGGCAGCAAGCCGGTGCCCCATGCGCTTTCGTCGCGCGGGTTACCGACGATGAGGCGTTGCACGCCGTCGCGGGTCAATTCCGCGCTTTCGGAGCCGGCGACGGCGCGGATTGGCCGGTCGAACACGCGGCCTTTCCACCAGGGTGGATATCTGCCGGTGAGATGCATGCAGGCCTCGGCTGCACCTGCGGTAGTTTTGCCCAATTGGTTGCCGGCCATCATGGCGCGTTCGCGATAGAGTGCGCCGGCCTCGTGGAACTCGCGTTGCTTCGCGTATGGCACGTAAGCATTGAGCTTGTTGAGTGCGCCGCGCCGTTCCTTTTCGCGTGCCAGCCGGCGGATCATCACATCCTTGGCGGCGACTTCCTGGCGCAGCGCCATTTCCTGCTCGGCGGTGAGCGCCGGCTTGGCGACGACCGCCTTCCTGGGGACTTTACGTGCCATTCAGGTTTCCTGTAGGCTGGGATTTCACAGCGGAGGCTTATATGCATCACGATGCCAAGCTGGACGCCTTGCACAAGCGCGCCGGGGCCTGCATGGACGGCGAGCATCTGCTCGACGTTGCGGCGGTCTGCGCCGACATGGTCGTGTTTGCAGTCTACCGGCAATTTGATGACCCGGAGGAGGCGCGCGACGCATTAGAAGGGCTACTGGAAGCAATGCGATCGGCGCTGCGATCGACGCAGCGTGAGAGGTCGACGCAATGACCGACGAAGAACGGCAGCGGTTTGCCCGCAGATTGCGCGAGCGCGACGCCGAGATCGAGCGGCTGAAGGCTCTAGTCAAGGAATTGGCAGACGAGTTGGATGTGCTGGTTGAGGCACGTTACAGCGGAACCAAAGGCTATCCGTCTGAACTCCGACGCTATGAACGCGACATCGAGCCGGTGAAGCGAGCCCGCGCCGCCCTGGAGCCGAAGCCATGACCGACAGGCACGCATCTTGGTTCTGGTATGGGCGTTTTGAGGGCGCTTGTGGCGGCTATGTGCCACCGGACGGCTTACTACCAAGCCTGCTCTACTGGATAGGGAATTGCATTGGTCGCCGGTTCGGGCCACCGAGGCCCCGCGCCGCCCTCAAGGACACCAAGCCATGACCGACATCGTTGCGCGGCTGCGCGCCTATTGGCCCGATGGCCCCGGTCATCAGATCGCGTGGGAGGCCGCCGACGAGATTGAGCGGCTGACTGCTGACCTAAACATCCTGAAACGGCATTACAACCTTGCACCCAACGCGCCCCTCAGCAGGGAAGAGATTATTGCCGCGAAGGACGCCGAGATCGAACGGCTGCGCGCCACCATCAACGAGCAGGCCGCCGCGATCGTGGCGGCGGATCGCCTCGTACTCAAGTGCGAGCAGCATCTGGCCGACGCGAAGCAGGAGATCGCCAGGATGCGCGCCGATCTGACCGAGGCTGGGGTCTTGCGATGAACGCCCGCGACCGCATGGAGGCCGCAGCCGATGAGTAGCCACCGCGAGGCGCTGCTCTACGCGCTGCTGGCGCTGGCGATCACGGTCGTGCTGCTGATCCTGCTGACCGCCTGCGAAACGCCGTTACGCAGCTCGCCCTGATGCTCACGCACCTGACCTGCATTACGAGCCGGCCGAGCGCGCGGCGGCCTGTGCAGCCGCTGCGGCTGGCGGCCTTTGCCCGCCGGCCGTGCTGGTACTGGCAGCTGGTGCGGGACATGCAGTCACTTGCTCGCGACCTGCCATCACCTCGCGGCGCAACGCCGCCTGAAACGCCAAGTCCTGCTGCCGGCAAGACATCAGGTCCGCGCGCTCGCTCTCGCTGATGTCAGCCCCAGGCCTGCCCATGGCAAAACCCCTGTGGATATGTTGCAGTGCGAACACCAGCGGAACACCGGCACGCATGCTGCACTGTGCCTTGACAAGTTCCGCAAATCACTGCGCCACTACGCGCGCGCACTCTCTCTTCCTTCTCTCCCAGATCGCCGCAACACACGGTTGTCGCTAGAGCAGTGGAACGCGCACTCCCCGTACCCAATGGCCCCGTCGCCCACACGGTGCGATGGGGCCTCACCGCAATTACCACCGTCCGGTTTGCCCCTTGACCGGACAACACGAAACATCCCCGAAATCGCCCGGCCCAAAAAAACCCGCCGCACATGGGTCCCCCCGCCCACAGCACCCACAACAGAGGGCGGCACATGCCCCGGAGCGAGCCCACACCGGGGATGGGTACTGCATGGGCCATGCTGGCTCCTCCCGATCGCCTTCGACCCCGCTACCCACCGGGGTACCATATTGCACTGCACGATGGTGGGTGGGTACCGCTGGGCCTGGGATCAGCCAGGGCAGCGGCGAGGACGGAAGGTGGCAACGGCACAAGCGCGGCACAAGCGGGCGGAAAGACCAGCAATATCAACGAACTGATGCGATCTCAGACATCGGCAAGCACCGCGGAGGGTACGTGCTTACCGTCGAGGGGCGACACGCAACGCCGGCAAGGCCAGAAGCGAACCAGTAGGTTCGCGCAGAGGTTCCTGCGGTTGTCCGCTCGCCTCGGTGACGGTTCCCGCAGCTGTTCCTGCGGTTTCAGCGTCCGCTCGGTGCATCTTCGTTCTTTGGTTGGTCTTGCTCGGTGCTGCGCGCGGGCGTGCAGGGCTGCAGCAGGAAGGCGCGTTCGAGGCGGGCTTCGATCTCTTCGGAGACGGTTCGGTGGTTGCGGCGTGCGGCCTGGATGAGGCGCTGATCGAGCGAGTTGCGGACGCGGAAGGTCCGGTATCTGCGCGGCATCAGCTGCGGTCGCGCTGCGCGGCCCAGGCTCCGGTTGCTGGATCGCGCGAGATGTCTTCCGGCTCCTGTCCTGGCGGATGCAGGCGCGGGGCGTTGGGATCGGTGGCGAGCATGAGCAGGCCGACGGCATCGAGGGCGGCTGCGATGCGCTGTGCGTGCGCCTCTGGCGAGAGCGTGTTGGTGAGCGCGCCGAGATTGTTGAGCGCGGTTGCGATGGCGGTTTCGGCTTGGTCGCGGTTCATGCGTCGCGTCCTTTGAGTGGATCGGTTGTGTCGTCGGGTAGCGCCTCGACCTGCTTGGCGCGTGATGCGGCGAGCCAGTGCTCGAGCTGCTCGAGTTCGTCGTCGCTGAGATCGGAGAACGGGCTCTCGATCTTCTCCTGCTGTTTTGGCATCAGCGAGACGACGGCGGCGAGATAATTCTGCGGCAGCTTCTCGCGGACCTGTCGGATGACATCTTCGCCGTGGGTTTCGAAATCCTGCAGCAGCTTCACCAGCGCAAGCTCGGTGAGCTTGCTGCGCGCGCCGCGCGGCCTGCCGGCGGGATTACCCGACTGGCCCTTCTGCCAAGCCGGCAGCAGATTTTCCGAGCCTGGGTGCCGATGATCGGCCGCTGTATTTTCACCGGCATCAACGAGCGCCCTGGCGGTGCTATTTCGTGTCATGGGCCTGGCTGTTTCGTGTTAGCTGATCAAGTGAAGTGCGGACCATGTAATCGATGATCCGGCGGCAGCGCGCGCAGAACATATCAGCGCCGGCTGCGCGCTGGCGACAGCTCTGCACCGCGCACGGTTTCTGTTTCATGTGAAGCATCACCACCAGCTATTGCACCGACTTGACGTGCGGCGGATGCATCGTCGGCCGATACGGCTCCCAGTCCTCGGGCCACAGCGCGATGTTGCGCTCCTCGCTGCAGACCTCGCACAGAAAGATAATACGCTGGCGCGGCCCCGGCCACTCGATCACCCGCTCCTCATGCAGCGGCCGGCCATAGGCCCGCTGCGCGCCGCAGCCGTCGCAGGGCACACCCACGATCACACCGACAGCCTGTTCACAGGCGTCTGCATGGATCAGCGCCCGCGCGCACGCTTGCGCTTGCTCATGCCGGCCTCCGACAGCGAGATCGCAATCGCCTGCTTCGGGTTGGTCACCACCGGACCCTTCTTGCTGCCGGAATGCAGCTTGCCCTGCTTGAACTTGCGCATCTCCTGCTCGACGCCCTTCGGTCCCTTGGCTACAGGCATTGGTTATGCTCCGAGATATCAACAGCGTGCGAGCCCCGGCTTGCGGGTGATACAGATTGGCTGTATTGGGGGGGCGGCAATTCCGCCAACCGAAGGATAACGGCCATGACCGATGTGACTTTGCTCGATCAGGGCTCGCTGATCGGCTTCAAGCCGATGAGCGATGCCGCCCAGGAGTGGTTCGCCAATAACGTCCACAGCGAGGACTGGCAGTGGCTGGGCGAGGTGCTGTGGGTGGATCAGCGCCGCGCCCGCGATCTCATCGCCGGCATCATCGAGGCCGGCCTGCTGCCGGGGATCGCACGATGACCAGCAAAGCCCAGGCCGCACTGCAGGCCAAACTCGCAGCAGTCGAACAGGCCCGCGACAACGGCCGCGACTACTTCAAGCAAGAACCCGACCAGATGCTGGTCACCATCGCCCGCTACGCCGCCATGGCCTACGGCAACGATACCCATCTGCAGATCGCATTCCTGCAGGGGTATGTCGAAGGTCGCAGCAAGCACGACGCATTCAAGCGAGGTGAGTGATGATGAGCAGCAAAATCAAGACCATCACGCTCACCAGCGGCTGGACCAACAATGTCGTGGGCGAATGCAATCATTATCGCATCGAGCGCCTCACCGACACCGTCGAATACACGCCAGGACAGCTGCTGCACAAAAACGAGGTGCAATCACTGTGTGCCAACAGGCAATGGAAGGTGACGATCGTCGCATACAAGCCGGGAGGTGAGTGACCATGGCCATCATGTTCACAGGCGAGGCCGGCGTCGCCA